ACCGCCTCAATTCGGTATAGCCCGCTTAGCCCAAGCTCAGCGCAAGTAATGTCAACCCATTGCCCAGGTGCCCAAGCGCTCACAAGCGCAAAGGTGCTTACGCCGGTTTGCGCATAGCCGCCGTTATACCCGTATTGGTTGAAGCTCTGTGTGCCTCGCCCTTGAATGGTGAAACTACCAGACTGCACGGGCTTGTGTCGCTCTAGGAAAAAAGCGCGGCTGATACGGTCAATCTCTGCGCCAACATCCTTAGTGCTGGTAGGTGCCTCAACAATGTCATCAAAGGTAGGCGCACCCGCCCTGCGAGCAAATCCTGCTGAGGTGTAGTTTGTTACTCGCTGCGCGGTGGTTTCGCTTTCTGATGAGGATGTGATAATTAGCGCTTCCTTGGTGGTGCGGTAATCCCACGCAACTTCAAGTCTGCTTGGCATCAGCGTTGCTGCCGCGGTAGTGGTGTTTGGGTTTTCCGTGCCGGTAGTAATCAGCTTGTATGGAGCGGTGGCATAAGTGGGCACAGCCGTTGGGTCAGTCAACCCATAATTAAGCCTCCCCTGCGTGTCAACGAAGTAGCGCCTGTTTTTAACATCCATACCACCGTATGCCTCAACAATGGAATCAAGCGCTGAGCGGAGCGTGCCAGCTGGGAAGGTCAAGCCAGTCTGGTTTGGATTTGTTGAGCCAACAATTTTAGTATTTGAAGCGGTGTTAAGAATTCGGTTAAGCGCGTAATCGCGCCCCTTATTTGCCTTCACCACATTGAGCATTTTGATAACCGCCGCGCTCTCATCCTCACCAGAGTTAATACCAATGCTGCCTTGGTCTGGCTGCCCGTTTGGCGTAATGCTGATGATTCCGTTAAGAGCGCCATACATAAATGCGCTTGTAGCCGTCACGGAGCGGTACACATCAGGCGTGGCTGCCAGCCGAATCCATACGCGGGTGGTATCAGCAACCTTTGTAGTGGGGTTTTTGAATGTAACGGCTGCGCCGGTAAACTTATTGTTTACCAAGTTTTCCATCATTGAGCCGCGTGGCGAGGTTGTCGCTCCCTGAATCCAAATGGTTTGCCCATCCTTTAGCCCGTGGTCAACGCCAAATGCAACACGCATATAGCCAGTCTTGCCCTCGCGGGTGATACCAGTAGAGCTGAGCGCGCTCTGCGCCGTGGCATTTGAGCCAGTCTGCGCATAAGTAAAGGTGTAATCATTAGGTGTTGAGGCAATCGTGAAGCTGCCGTTAAAGCTCGTGCCGTTTCCGCCAAGCGCACCCTCAACCACAATTTTCTGCCCTACACCGTAGCCGTGCGCTGCCTTTGTGGTTACGGTCACCACATTGCTGGCGCGCACCATATTTGCTGGGTCAGTTACCGCCTTGCTGCTTAGCGGCTTGCCAAAGATAACCAGGCGGTCAAGCACCGCATTGGAATCAGATACCTGCACATCGGCAATGCTGCCCTGCCCAGAGCCTGTAAGCCGCGCGCTAATGCCGCTGATGGTGCCCAGAAAGAGCACATCAGAGCCATCGGTTGCGGGGCTAACTCCAGTGTTTTTCTGAATCAGGCGCACCCTTGCCTCATCAGGGAATAGCAGCCACCACGGCCCTACTGCTGGAGTGTCATCCTGCACCACAGTAAATGACATTGTTGCGCCCTCGCCGTCACCTGATGCAGCCATTTGCACGCTCTCTGTTGGCACATAGAGTGCGGAGTTGCGAGCGGTGCCGCTGTAATCAATTAGTGGCTTAAACAAATCTTGGGAGAGCGCTGCGGTGTAGGAAGTTTCTGATGCCGTGCCGCTGCCAAGCACCGTGCCAACCACCGCCGTGCCTGCAGAGCCTGCTGAGGTGAAGGTAAATGTGGTGCCACTTGGCGTGGTTGCAACAGTCCACGCGCCCACCATTGAAGTGCCCGCTACGCCAGTTGCGCCCTCAATTGCAATAGTTGAGCCAACCACAAGGCTATGGGTGCTAAGCGTGGTAACCGTAACGGTGCTGCCTGAGCGCACCGCGCTCGCCATAGGCGGGCAATCAACCCAGAGCTGGTATGGCGCTGTTGCCATTTATGGATACAGGCGGGTGGTGCCGCTATTCTGCGCCTGCCTCCCAAGGTATGAATCGGTATTGCGCGCAATTGTTTTGCCATCAAGGTTGACTGTAAGGTTTGCGGTAAACCCGCTTGAGCCGCCTGTGCCGGCACCCATTCCAAACACGCTGCTATTTGCAGCGGCACCCTGCGCCGCCTTAATCTTTGCCTGAGATTCAGCCCCGCCAACCTTGGTGATTGCATCCACCACCTTGGTGATGTTATCCACCAGCCAAATCAGTGCGTCAAAGAATGGCTTGGCTAGGGCAAAGGCAGCCTCAATTGCAGCGCCAAGCAGCTTGAATGCGCCAGCAAGTGCGCCGTCACCATCACCCCAGAGCGCAGCGATAAGCTCGCCAACCTTGCCAAACAGAATGCCGAGAGAATCAGCAGCCGCCTGCATTTCTGGCTTAAAGTTTTCCACCACCTCACCAACCACCTTGCTGACTGAATCAAACAGCCCGCCCGGCTCTGCAAGGTTGCCAATAACCTCAGCCATCTTATCGCCAAGGAATCCAAGCCCCTGCTCAACGCCTGGTAGCACATTGGTGGTGAGGAAGTCCAGCCCCTCATTAACAATGGGAAGCAGTTTTGCGCCCATATTTTCCATTGCCTCATTAAGCCTGATTTGCGCAGCTTCAAACTTGACTGCAGTGCTGTTGGCAATCTCATCAGCAACGCCTGCATACTTTTCGCTGGCAGCGCGCAAAATATCCTGCTTGCTCGCGCCCTTTTCAACTTCAATACCAAGGCTTGCAAGTCCTCGCATACTCCCCTGTGCGGCCTTGCCAAGCGCCATCATTACGGTGCCAACATCCTTGCCGGTTGCGGCAGAGATATCTGCAGCAATCGCATTGGCTTTGAGTAGCTGGTTTTGCTTGGTAAAGAAACGGCTGCCTACCTCCAGCCCCTTGCGCACATCGTCATCAGTCATCCCAAGGCGCTGGAATGCCTTAATCTGTTCCTCAATCTTTGGATTGAGTTTATCCATCTCAAAGCCGCGCGCCTTCAGGGCGGCATTCAGCCTAATGGTGGCTTTCTCATCCTCTGCGGCGCTCTTGATTGCTGAGATTGCGAGCGCGCCAAGGGCTGCTGCGGCAGCGGCGGCACCAGCCACCATTGCCTTAAATGCAACGCCAGCAGCGCTGCGGAGTCTGCCCATTGACTTGCCAACCTTGCCCATTACCGCGCTGGCGGCATCCTTGGCAATAATTGCAAATACTGCGGTGCTAGTTGCGCTTGCCATTTAGTATTTCACCAGCCTTCCAATCATCCCGAAAAAGTCCTTAGCGGTAACGCCCATACCCGCGAGCTGCCCACCACGCCTGAACTGCAAAATCCTACCCCTAAATACCTGGTTGTTATAAAAGGCTTCCACAGTATTGTGGAATGCATCAACCGCCTTTTGCTCATTGGTCTGATTGTCAACCGCCTTATTGACAAACTTATTGGCGGTGATTGGCTTGACTGCAAACACGCCCTTTTTGGTTACGCGCTTGCCGCTCGTGCCCTTCACGATAATCCACCTGTACCAAGGGTTTTTCTTTGAGCCCCTGCCGCTAAAGAGCGAGCCTACCACCGCGCTTGGCTTGGCGTATCGCCCCGCCTTTGCCTTTACACCGGCTGCAAGGTTGCCACTCTTGCCGCGCGGAGCAAGCGCCTTAATCGGCTTGGAGTAGGTGCGGGCAGCATTCACCGTAGCCATAGACATTAAGCGCCTATAGGCAGTGGGGTTTGAGCCCTCTAAAAAGCCAAGCTCAAAGGCTTTAAAGTTTGGGTCAACCTTAAGCGTAAAGTTAATGCCGCCTTCAGCCACGCGGATATTTCTCCTTTGGTTGCAGGTCTGCCATCAGCATAAAAGTGCGGAGCAAATCGCCAGCATCCCAATCCATTACCTCGTGCGGAGCAATGCCAAACTCTTTGCCAACAAGGTGCGCCATCAGGATGGGATGCGGCTGGATTGCGCGGCCTGCAGCTAAGCGCTGCGCATCCAGCCTCAGCGAGGGGGGAGTGCTGCTACCCCTGCACTCCACTGCTCAATGGTTGCGCTCAGCGCGTCCATTGGGCAATCAAGCACTGATGCTGCGGCTTCGCCGTCAGTGTTGAGATAATTGTGCTTCACAATCAGTGACTCAACCGCCTTAAGGCTGCGTGCCGCATCGCCGCTCTGCAGCTCAATCAGCACGCGGGCACTCACGCCCTCAGCCTTCATAGTTGCCGTCCAGCCCTCGTAGGGCGCTGGCAGCGTTACTTCAATCGTGCGGTATTGCGGTTTGCTCTGTGCCACTTAAACCCCCCTCTGCCTAGCCTTATGGCAAGGCGCTCAAATCGCTATTCACCACAATCTGCAGGCTCTTGGCGCTTGTAGCGTCATACACCAGCGTGCCGGTTAC